CTGTCATAGGCGGCCGACGAATCGGCATGAAGTCTTCGGGCTTTGGTGTCCTGCCTTTGACGTGCGGGGCAATCGTCAACGCCGCAAGTGTTCCTGTCTGTTCCCACTCTCTTCCAAATGGTTCCACGTACCTATCAAACGCCATCCACTCACGCAGCAACGTCACCGGCATTGCGTTGACGTATTCCCAACTCCAGCCAGTCGCTAACGCCAAACGAAACAGAAAGGCCCGGTCTGGCCGGGCTCTCAGTTTTTTGCCAGTTCCTCAATCGACTCATCGGAGAGGTTGTTGTGCTCCATCGCGGCCTGCCAGACGCGATTCACTACTCGAGCAGACTTAGACGCAAGCCGGGCCACGTCTCCGTTATCAAAGAGTCGGTTGCCCTTTTCGTCTACAAGGCATCGCACCAGAAACTTTGAGCGGAAATCATCCACGCCCGTCTCTTTCTTTCGCATCCATTCGTTTTCGTATGCGTCTCGCTCGCCCACGCTCATCACGCGGATGTACACGTCACCGCCCCATTCGGGCACGGTAAGCTTGAGCATTCCTAGATCGTCAGCGGCAAGGATTTGGTCTTTGGTGAGGGATGGCATATCTACTCCGTGATCTTAAACACTGCGGTCCACTCCTGCAGTTCACCAACGCTAGCATTCCACGCAAGCGACTGAAGGATGGACTTGCTTGAAGTCCACGTCGCGCCGGGCGCAATGATTGAAAGAGCGCCCGTGGTCGTGACGTACGACGTATTCATTGCCGCTGTGCCACGACATCGCACGGTGACGGTGCCATAGTCGCCGTCTGCGGATCTGAATCGCTTGTCTCGTCCTTGGTAGGACTTGGACGTTACTTCAACAACGTCCGAAGACACGCCATCAACCGAGACAGAAACCACCTCAGAGAGCGCAGTGCTTCTCCAGGTGACGGTCGTGCCTTGCGAGACAAACGCCACGACGGCCTCCCGTCGTTACGACTGCACTTTGAAGGTGTAGCTGGTTTTGACGAGCTCGCCCACGGCGTACGAAACGCTCACGGAAGAAACGGTGGCGGTGTAGGCCACGCTTGCGAGACTTAGCGTGCCAGTGCTTCCAATCGTCACCGTCGAGTTGGTCGCCGCAAAGCACTCAATGCTGATCTCGTCATCTCGCAGGGCGGGCGTCTGGTACAGGCGATTCTTGCCACTGGCAACGCCAAGGTGGGTGTAGTCCAGCAGATCGCCGCCGGGCGTCACCGTGACGCTGGTAACGGTGTAGGTTGAGCCGCTAAAAACGAAGTTTGTGCCCTGCGAATCGGCTGGCATAGTGGCCTCTCCTAATGAGTTGCGGGCGGCAAAGCCCTACTCACAAACTAGGCCATGCCGGGGCAACCCTTGCAGTTACTCAACGCCGTCTATGGCATTCTGCATGACGGCTTCAAGGTTGGCTTGAAGTGTTGCCTTCATGGCCGCCTTGTTCTGGTAGTAGGCCAGCCACGCAAACCGGCGGGCCACAACTTTCCCACGGCCTGCACGAGGGGGCGTGCCAAGTTCCAGATACGGGCTGTGCGGGGCCACGCCTGACTTATAGCCAACAAGCCCCACAACCGTCAGCCGTGACTTGCCGCCATATTTCCGCACCACAGTTCCAGGCGATGCACGAAGCCTTCCAGTCCGAGCCTTGACCGTTGAGACGTTTTTGCGAAGAGCCCACAGGGCGGGCTGTAGTGCGTGCTCAACGGCTTCCACAACCTCAGACGGCTCAACTTGAAAGGCCGCAGCCAACGCCTTTTCTTTGAGCCAGCGGGCATCCTTCTGGGTCGTGTTGATCTTGAACGTGACTTCGCGGGCCATTACGTCGCCTCGTTGATGCGAAACTGAAACGACTGCACCACCGAGTAGTACGGCAGCATCTGGTCATCGGCAGGCAAGTCCACGCCATCGGCCTCAGTCTGTAGCGTGCTCCGCTGGATCGTCACCCCGGCCGTCGTGCCCGTCCACCCGTCCACCGCCAGGCGTACCGCTCGAGCAATCGACTTCACCGACGTGTACGACGTGCCGTAGGTAGTCAGCTGCAGCGTCACCACGGGGTTGCCGACGTTGCCGGCGAGCGACTGGGGGCGATCCACCGCAGTTCGCTGGTACACGACGAGCGGTAGCGGCGTGCCCTGCGGTGCAATGAGCGGATACACCCGCGAGCCAATGAGCGAAGAGACGGCCGTCTGGCTCGTCAGCCTGGCGTACACAAACGCTTCTGGTGCTTCGGGAAGGCTCATGAATCACGCTTCTCCGTGCAGATGATTTCCTGATGCCACAGCCTGTCACGCTCAAGCACCTGCCCAATCTCTAGCGTGCGGTTGCGGTACTGAATCCGCATGGCACTCGTCAGCCCGTCTAGGTAGCGGATCTTCACGCGGTGCGTCATGAAACCCACCGTCTCGGCAAAACGCTCAGTCTCGCGGGCAGATAACGAATCGACAGACGCCCACACTGTGGCAAACGTGCTCCACGTCAGCGTTGGCTCGCCAACCTCGTTTTTCGTTGTGGTGGCCTGCTGAATCGTCACGCGAGTCCACATGTCGCCGGCGCGGAGCGTCATCGGTAGCTGCCCCAACGCAGGGTGTCGAGCATCGCCTTGACGCCAAACGGCACCTCAGAAAGTGCCGTTTCGGTTGACGCATCGCGGTTGCTCCACAGGTGGCTGACAATCATTTTGATGGCGGCAGCCACGGCGGCCATGTTTAGCCCGCCAACATTGTCGTTTTGCCAGTAGCCGACAGGACCGGCGTAATACGTCACCACTACGCTGTTCTGGTCTACCAGATGGCTAGGCCACGTCTTTCCGTACAACGGACGAATAACGCCCGGCGTGGAGTTGTAATCAATGCGGTATTCCGCACCCGACAACTCAATACGCGAGCCACCAGCAGTTGGAATGTACGTGACAGTTATTCCAAACCCGTCAGGGTCTCCAGCCAAAGGCGGGCGTGGCAACTCAATGTCCAACTGCGGCACAGTGCCTTGGCGGCCCTCAATGTTGTTGCCGTCCGCTTTCAAGCCAAACTGCACCGGCGAGCCAATGGCCCCGTAAAAAGAATCAAGCGACATCGTGTATTGCGACACAACAAAAGTGCGGTCGCAATAGTCCTCTGCCCATCGGCGGGCCGTCGTGATCAAAGCGGCAATCAGATCGTCATCGTCGTTGTTGTCAATGCGAAGGTGCAGTTTCGCTTGAGCAAGCGTCACCGGCTCAGTGCCGCCGTCTTCGTTTCGGACGAGACTTCGGTATCTCATCGGCGCTTTCTCCTACGCGGTGCGTCGGCGGTTTCCACGTCGCGGTGCTCAACGGTCGCCACCTCGAGCAGGGGCAGCTCCTCAACGTGCTGGACTGCGTACCCGTGCAGCACAAGGCTCTTGGCTGGCCCCTTGTCCATCACGATCACGTCACCGCGCCTGTACGCTTGGTAGGGCCGCACGAACCGAATCCGGGCTTGGTCATCTCTCATGCGTTTATTTCTCCGTGCTCAATGCTGCCCCACGCCTCGGGCGGCCTGCGGCCTCCCTTGTTCCAGTAGTCCGATGGCGACTGATAGACGGGCTTGAGGTCTCGGCCCGGCCACGTAAATTTCAACTCTGCATGGCCAATCGCCACCTGCGGGGCAATGCCCAGCGTGTTGCCGGCGGCCTTGAACTGACGCCAGAAGTGAATATCTGGGTCGGTCCTTGTCGTTTCGCCGGCAGGGGCGTCACCCCAGTGCCCATCCGGCCGGGGCGTGCCAAGAAACCAAGGCGTTGCTGTCCGCTTCAGTGCTGACGAACGTATGAGCGTGCAACCGAAATGGGCGGTTTCAACAGGTTGAATCACCGCCTCAAACCACGAGTTCGCCAACTGCACCGTGCCAATGGTGCCGTCGTGGCCTTCGGGCGTGAACATAGGCACGCCCTCGTCACGCTTCGTCTGCAGCGGGGCCACGGCGTCGTACCCGCTGATCAGGGCCGCCGTCATCAGCCGCTGGATGGTGTCGGCCTCGTAGACGCTGTCGAAGTCCACCACCAGCACCCAGTCGGTGCGTTCAATCATGTCTAGAAGGACGCGATCCAAACATTGTTCCCAAAATGCCCCGGTGAATTTTGTCGGGCGAATGTTCAGCGGCAGCAGCGACTGCATCGTGCAAAAGAAGTTGTCTTGAAAGCCTAAGCGGGGCACAGAAAACGCCGCTTCAACTCGCAGATCGTGCTCAATATTTCCGACGCGAAACTTCACGAGTGTTTCTTCCTTGGTAAACGCCAAACGGGCGGCCGGGCGAACCCAGCCGCCCGCTCTTGGGCGTTTTACTATGCGTGTCCAGCGTCAGACGCTGGCGACGTTGTTAACGTTGGCATCGGTCACAGTCACGGCGTGGCTCTCGCCCTTGCTCAGCCGAGCCGCACTGATAACCGCCACCGTGGTGGAGGGGCTCACGATGACCGTGAGGTAGCGCTTGCGGCCTCGCAGGTCAACGTTGAAGCGGGCAATGCCGCCGACGTTCGCGCCGGTGCTGGCACCAGTCGCAGCAATCGTGAAATCAGTGCCACCGACGAGGCCCGTGATGTTCGTGGCCGCCGTCCCTTGGCTTGCCGTGTCCGACTCTCCAACCTTGAGCACGCTTGCCAGCGAGACGCTGGAGGCCGTGTACGGGCTGAAGATCACGTCCACGCTGGCGAACTTGTAGCCCAACGTGTCGATTTCGTGCGTAAACGTTGCATTGGACGCCACGCTAGTCGTGACACGGGCAATGCTCTTGGCACCGGATGCGTGATTCATCTGTCAGGTACTCCTAGGAAGGGTGAGTCAGGTTCAGGCGAGCTTGAGAGCCACGACCGGGCCAGCTTCGGTGGTCGATCCAAGACTGTGGTGAACAGCCGCAACTCTCATCACAGCCCTCCACGCGGTCTGGTCGGCTTCAAAGTAGCGGTCGGTGCTCGACGCAATCTGCATGTCGCCCTTAGTCGCCATGATGGAAGACATGGATATGTCGCCAACGTAGGCAGCAATGGTGCCAGTGGTTGGGGCCGCACTCATCTTAAGAACCCACACGACCGGCAGGCCAAGGAACGTGTTAGGCGTTCCTTGGGCGAGGTTCGCCGCCGTGTTGCCGCCCGACAGAGCACCGATGGTGCCGCTGCCAGCAGTGCCGCTCGACAGCATCATGCGCTGCATGCTGTTGTGATACACCTGCGGATGAACGTACCAAGCACTGGTTCCGAGCGCGTAGCGCGGAACCTTGCCAAGGGCGGCCACATAGTCGTCAATGTCCAAGGCCGCGATACTGGTGTTACCCGCAGCGGCCGACTGAATCGACGCGGTGTGCGTGCCGTCATCAATCTGCGACAGGCCACGGATGCCACCGTAAGCACTGGTGCCGGTGCCGTTGAAAAAGGCATCGTCAATGGCAGCACTGAAGCTAGTGCCGTACTCTTGGACAAGCCACTGTGCAACCGAAATGGCATTGTCGGCCAGGAGCTCATTGCTGACGCGAGTGGCGGCAGCAATCTTTTGAAGAACCAGCTGCACCATCGTTGCCGTTGGGTCCGACGTGGTGATCGTGCTGTTCTCTCCCAACCAATACGAAGTGATCCCGGACAGCCTACGAGGCACGAGCAGGGTATCGGATTGCGTCGTGATCCGCTGGGCGAGATTCATTGACACGCCGAAGGTTTCAACAAGACGAATCAGCGTGTTGCTGAAATCGTCAAAAACCAGCGCGCCGCCGAGGCTGTTCACCTGGCCTCCAAGGTCACGAGTCTCAATCCCAAGGTTGTCAGAGCACCACTGCTGGGCGCGAGTGTCGCCGTTCAGCGACTTCAGCCACTGGCCGCAGCGGTGAGCCATTTCGGGCGACTCAAAAACGCCGGGCTTGTAGCCACGGTACGAAACGGGCTCAATGCGAGTCTTCACGTCGGTTGTCTCCACGGGTGCAGCGCGGTGCAGAACCTTGAGCAGTTCAGCCTTGCGGGCCTCAGCCGCTTCAGCCTTGGCAATGGCGGCCTTGATCCGCTCGGCCTTCGCGAGCAGCGAGTCGTACTTCGCCTGCCGGGCCTCAACGGCCTCAACGGCGGATCGCTCGCCGTCAACTGGCGTGCCGTCCGTGTTCTCGCCAGCCTCTTCCGCAGCGCCCTCTTCGTCGAGCATGCCGAGCTCAGCGAGAGTGGCGGCGAGTTCGTCGAGAAGTTCCTTGACTTTGCTGGCGGCCATGTGCGTGGCTCCTGTGTGCGGTAGGTAATGACCTATCCGCACGGTAGAGCCGGGCCTGGCAGTCCTTGCAGATTGCGTGCGTTAAATAGTTACCTAGTTAGGTAACGAGCGCCGGCGAATTTCGCACGATTTCACGCATTGCTTGGCGGTGTGCCGACAGTTCGGGCACCGCAGGTACCGAGTGCAGACGTTGGCCTTTTCCACGGACGCATACACGCCAAGACGTGCAGAGCGGCAGTGGCTGCAAACATCACCCGACTTTGTAACCATGCTGCCTCAAGAACCTGCGAATCTGCTTTTCGGTCTTCGCGTCCCGTCGAAGAGCCGGCAGCTTCAGTGCCGGTCGGTGCGATTGCAAGAACCGCTCATAGCTGCGAACCGCTACGCCAGTGGTGGCCTGCTCATACGCTGGCGTCAGTACTGGGGACACGTCGTAGACGCCTTCCACAGAAATCACGCTACGCAGGGCCGTGCCGTCTTCGTCCTTGTCCCACGATTCCTCGCCAATGACGAACGCGAAGCTCGAGCCCCACACGTCGCCACGAGCAATGAGCGTGG